GATCTCTCACATTTTCAACTTTTCAAGTAATCAATAATCATTTTAGATTAATTATGATAAATGATTAAAGGAACATATGAGCATATATTCATATAACATTACAAAATTAAATTGTATACGATTATATGATTGCATGTTCATATAATACTATTTATTAATAAATAATCGTTATTGATTGTGTAAAATTATATGAACGTTTATTCATATAATAATTGATATTAACAGATAATTATTATCGATTGTTTTTAATAGTTGATAATATTAGTACTTTATGTTATACTAAAAGAAAAGGAGGTTTAATAATGACAGTTAGATTAAATGAAAAACAAATTGAGAAGAGGGATTGGATTATCGAACAAATGGGTGATACATTCAAACAAATCGATATGCCACTTGTGGAAGCACTGGCGTTCGCGATTGATAAACTTGAATTCATGGATGAGCGTATTAACACACTCCCCGCCGTATTGGATGATAGGCAATTCATGGCAAGCCGTGATAAGTTTGTCAAACAAGTTGAAAATGGCTTGAAAATGCTTGATATTACACCGCAAGCGCGAAACAAAGTAAACGCGGAAGCAATTGCAACAGCAAATAATACTGACCCTTTGGAGGCGTTATTAGATGTATAAAAAAGCGTATGAATATTGTAAATGGGCTATATGTGAAAATAACACCAAAGTCCCTAAGTACGTTAAAAAACAATGTCAACGTTTTATTAATATATGGGATAACAAAGATGATTTATCTATCATAGACCATAACAAGGCTAATAAGATATGTAAATTATTACAACTTATCAACGTTCCTAAGGGTGAAGGGACAGGGAAATCAGTTGTGTTCACATTAACGGGCTTCCAATGGTTATTATTAATTGCGCCCTTTGTTGTGGTACATCGTGATGATAACGATAAACGTACATATGAGCGCATTATACTGGAAATCGCCCGTAAAAATGCGAAAAGTTACATATCGGCGTTAATATGTCTTATATTAATGGTATTAGAGCCTAAATTTAGTCGGTTCTTTACAGTAGCACCAACGGGCGCCCTAGCGCGTGAAACATTTAGACAAATAAAAGAGTTTGTTAATGTATCTCCCGCTTTGGCTAAACATTTTAAATTAAGACGTGATAACATTATATGTAAATTAACTGAATCAGAATATACACCGCTAAATTATTCAACGAGTACACTTGACGGACGGCTTCCGAACGCGTGGCTTGGTGACGAAGTTGGTGCATTACCCGACAATTACCCATTAGAGGCTATGGATTCGGGGAGTGTATTACTTAAAAATAAGTTAGGTATAGTCATGAGTACAAAATACAGTACAGTTGATAACCCAATGGAAGACGAGGTACAATATGCGAAGAACGTTCTTGATGATATTGTAAACGATACAACGTTGTTCGCGTTGTTATATGAGCCTAATAATCCCGAAGGTGATTGGACCACCGATACAAATATACTTGCTCAAGCTAATCCACTAGCGATTGACGTACCTATGTTATGGGATAACTTGATAGCGAAACGAGATAAGGCTATAGAATTACCAGCTAATAAATCGAATTTTTTAACAAAACACTGTAATATTATTTGTAGTGATACAGGTAACGAAGCATATGTTGATATTCAAGACGTTTTATCTTGTGCAACGCGTGAGCCTATTGATTGGAATGGACGAGAAGTATACGTCGGACTCGATTTATCGCTCACAAGTGATAACACTGCTGTTAGTATCGTAGGTCGTGACGATAAAGGACGTTTGATTTGCAGACCTATGTGCTTTATTCCAAAGGATAGACTTGACATCAAATCACGTCAAGAACGTTGTAACTATGAGGCGTATATCAAGAATGATACTTGTATCGCTTGCGGTAATGACGTTATCGATTATGGTGTTATCGAAGATTTTATTATAAATCTACCTAAAACATTAGGAGTTAAGATATTAGCGGTTGGCTATGATAGATATAACGCTATGTCAACAGTATGTAAACTAGAAGAAGCGGGAATCCCGTGCGTTGAAATTAAACAGCACTCATCTGTATTGGCTAGTCCTACAAAATTACTATATGAGGAAATAACTACACATAATTTCTCATACGAGCAAAATGAATTGTTTGAGGTTAATTTCAATAATTGTAAAGTACAATATGATACAAATATGAATCGATATGTTCACAAGAAAAAATCTCGTAAGAAAATCGACATGGTTGTTGCAACGCTTGACGCTGTTACACTATTAGAACAATCTGAATTATTGGATTCTGCTTGGGTTTGTGAATAACGCTTGACATATATTATATAATCGTGTTATAATATAGAAAAAGATAAATCATTTTATTATCTCCGAGTGTTGTAATCACACACTAAAACAATTATATACTATATCTTTTTACCCGTGATTAATTTCACGGGTTTTTTATTGACATTGTACTCACACTATGTTATACTATTAATTGTTAGGAGGTGATAATATGGCTTTAGATACACGTTTACAAGTCAGAATGACACAAGACGAAATCGAAGAATTAAAAGAACAGGCGGAAGACAACGGATTTACTGTATCCGATTATATCCGCTATCTAGTAGAAAATGATAAAGGAGGTGAGGAATAATATATGTTTGGTAACTTTTTTAAACGTGATAACACGGAAGCCGAAGTGCTTGCTGATATTGCTGAGGGTTATGCGCCTACATCTGATAAACCTAGAACACGTCAAGACGCGCTATCAATTCCCGCGGTTGCTACTTCAATCGATTGGATAAGCGGTACTATTGCAAGTCTACCAATCCGAATGTATAAAGCTACTGAAAGCGGTTATCAAGAAGTCTATGACGATTATCGTTTAAATTTGGTAAATCAATATAGCGGGAATTGTATGACAGCTAGTGACTTATTCCGTAATATCATCACGGACTATTTACTAGACGGAAACGGATTCGCGTATGTTGTTAAACGTGGTAATAAGATTGAAAAATTATCATATATACCGCCGTTTAAACTAACTTATACGGAATCGGTAGACGTTATTGATAAACTACTTAAAATTTGGATTGATTCTCGTGAAATTCGCGATTATGATTTGTTTAGAATTGCCCGTCATAGTAAAAATGGTTTAACTGGTATCGGGTTTGTATCTGACAATCAACTATTGTTATCCACAATTTTAAATAGTTTAGATTACGAAAACAAGACTACTTCTAGCGGTGTACGCCGTGGTTTTTTAAAATCTAAATACAAATTAGATAAAGATAAGTTGAAAAGTCTAAAAACTGCATGGCGCAAGTTGCGTAATCGTGATAGCGATGTATTGGTACTTAATGACGGAATTGAGTTTGAAAGCGCTACCTCAACAGCAACAGAAAGTCAACTAAGTCAAAATAAAGAAATCAACACACGAGCAATCTTAACGTACTTCGGTTTGCCTAGCAATTTTCTTAACAATGCCAACTCAGATAGTTATAAAACTGCTGTACAAATAGCTGTTTTACCTTTGGTTAGTATCCTAGAAAATGCACTCAATGAATATCTTTTACTTGAATCGGAAAAAGATTCTTTAAAATTTGTCATTGATACAAGTCAAATCTTAAGGACTAACATACTTGAACGTTTTAATGCATATAAGACTGGTATTGATAGTGGCGTACTCACAGTTGACGAAGTACGACGATTTGAAAATTTACAAGTATTAAACTTGCCATACGTCAAGATGAGCCTAGCAGATGTGTTATACAACACTAATACAGGCGATATTTTCGTACCGAATACAGGCGCTACAGTTAAAAGCGACGAGGTAGAAAATAAATCCGAAGAAATCGAAAAATAATATTTGACATTGTACTAACAATCATGTATAATATTAATTGTTAGGAGGTGACAAATTGAAAATCGAATTAAGAAATGGCTCAATTCATATCTCGGGCTATGTGAACGCAGTTGAGCGTGAATCTCGTGTACTACATGATAGCGCGGGTGAGTTCGTGGAAGTGATGAAAGAGGGCGTTTTCAGACGCGCGCTTGAACGGAATCCCGACGTCGGATTGATGTTCAATCATACACGAAGTATCACGCCAACGGATATGAAATTAACTGAAGATAGTATCGGGTTGAAAATCGACGTAGACGTTACAGACCCCGAAGTAATTCAAAATGCACAAGATAATAAATTAACAGGATTTAGCTTCGGCTTCCGTTGTTTGGGTGCTGATTTTGAAGAACGTGAGGGCTTGCCACGCTTGCGAAATGTAACAGATATTGACCTTATTGAAGTATCTATTTTAAATTGTACCCCCGCATATCGGGCAACTGAGATTGACACAAGAGGTCTTATCGAACAACGTGGCGAAGCGAGTGACATTGAAGTCGATGATAGTGAAATCCGAGTTCTTGAACAACTTAATACATATAAACAACATTTCAATTTTATTAAAGGAGAATAAATTAGATGAATTTAAAAGCATTAATTGAAAAACGTAACGCAATTGTAGAAGAATTGAATGAAATGTTTAAAACTGCTGAAACTGAGGTTCGTGCGTTGACCGAAGACGAACAAGCTAAATTTGAAGCTAAAACAGCAGAATTGAAAGCACTCGACAAAACAATCGAAGGTGCAAAAGATATGCGCTCTTTGGATGCTATGGACGTACCCGCTGAGGAACGTAAAGTAGTAGAAAAAGACGAAAAAGTGGAAGATGTAGAAGCTCGCGCTTTTGAAACATTGATTCGTGAAAATCGTACTGGTGAAATGGCTAAATCCGATAACGGCGCTGTTATCCCTACTACTATTGCTAATCGTATCTTGGATACAGTAAAACAAATTGCTCCGCTTTATAACTTGGCTACTAAATTCAATGTTAAAGGTAAACTTGACTTCCCAGTAGCTAAAAAAGCAATTACAACAGCTTATGCAACTGAATTTACTGCATTAACTTCTAGCAACGTAGGTTTTGATAAACGTACTTTGGACGGCTTCCTTGTTGGTGCATTATCTAAAGTATCCGTATCCCTTATTAATAACTCTCAATTTGATATTGTATCTTACGTTGTAAATAAAGTTGCGGAATCTATTGCATTATTCTTGGAAAAAGAAATTATCAGTGGTGAAGGCACAACTAAAATGACAGGTGTGTTGGTTGATACACTCGTAAAAGCCGTTGATACTGTAGGTGATACACCTACCGCAGACGAATTTATCGCAATTCAAGTAGCTGTACCTCAACAATATCAAGTGGGTGCTATGTGGTTAGTATCTAATAAAACATTGTTAGCTATGCGTCAAATGAAAGACGAAAATGGTCGTTATTTCTTACAAAACGACTTGACAAATGGCTTCGGTTATACATTCCTTGGCAAGCCTGTTATGGTATCTGACCAAATGGTTGACACAAACGTCGTATATGGTGACTTCAGTGGTTACTTTGTAAACATTCATGAAGGTTCCTCTATTAAAGTATTGAACGAAAAATACGCCGATGAACACGCTGTTGGTGTTGTTGCTTGGTTAGAAGTAGACGGCAAGGTAATGGAAGAAGGTAAACTCGTTAAAAGTGCGAAAAAAACTTCTGAAATGAAAGCTAAAACTAAAAAACCCGTTGAGGAATAATAAGTAATTAATAAGGGGCTGAGGCTTAATCGCCTCGCCCTTATTTACTATCACAAGGAGGTAAAATGAAAGTATCAGAAATTGACTTGCCTACTTTAAAACAATATTTAAGAGTTGACGGGGACGATGACAATATTCTTTTAACTGCATATCTCGATAGTGCGAAAGAATATATGACCTCTTATCTTGGCTGTACTATTGACGATTTAGACAAGTATGCTCCTCTTGCTGTTGTAGCTATGGCGATTGTTGCGGACGCGTATGAAGTACGTCAATTTACAAGTACCACTATCACAAAGAATCCATTAATCGAACAAATGCTCGCTATGTATTGTGATAACTTCCTAGAGGTGAGCGACGAATGAGATATGTAAAAGATTTACGATTATCGTCAATGCTTAAAAATCGCCTCGAAGTATGGGCGGTAGAAACAGCAAAAGAGAAAAACAAACTAGGTCAATACCCTAAAAAAGAAGTAAAAGTTATGGAAGTATACGGGGCAATATTGCCTCAAACTGGCGGACTATTAAACGGGCGTCCCGCTGATACAACGTTAACGCGAACAACACACAAAATTGTATGCAGATATAATAAGAAAATTACGTCCGCTAATTGGTTTGTGTATGACGGGGTACGTTACGATATACTATACATTTTAGACCCGTATCTCAATCATGAACGCATGGAAATATTTGTTGAGGTGATTCAGTAATGACGCGAGTTATTAACTTAACGGGTGACCGCTTCGGACGCTTAACAGTTCTTAATTATGTAGGTAAAGATAAATATAATAATGCTATGTGGAAGTGTGAATGTGATTGTGGTATAAAAGTATGTGATGAATGGTTACATGACTTTATGGAGTTCTATAATTGGAGTATGTCACATGGTTATAACACTAATTTAACCATAGACCGCGTAGACGTTAATGGTAATTACGAGCCTAGTAATTGTCGTTGGATAAGTAACAAACAACAGCAACGAAACAAACATAACAATAGAAATATCACAATAAATGGCGAAACACATTGTTTGTCGGAGTGGTGTGAGATTCTAGGACTTAATATAAATACAGTAAACACTAGATTCCGACGTAATTGGAATATTGAAAGAGCATTAGAATTAAAATAATAGTTGCCTTTTGTACTAACACATGATATAATATAAAGTGTTAGGAGGTGAATACTATTACAAGCGTTATTGACGTAATAAGAGCGTTATCTAATTTGATTGAAAAAGAATATCCCAATTATCCGATTGTAGATTATGACGTCGATGAGGATTATCCGCGTCCATGTTATTTTATCGAAACTGAAAGCGTAAAAACTCAATGGGTGGCGGTTGATTATCTCGAAGAATTAAGCGATTTACAAATTGTATTTTTTGCTGAGGATAGATATGACGGCTTTCTTGAACTATTGGAAATGAAAAATCATTTAACACAATTATTTAATGAGCCGTTGGAGTTGGATAATGGATATTTTGTATCACTTTTAGAAACAACTTCCGAATTATTTAAAGGTGATAAAGTACTCGAATTTAGTTTTCAAGTATCTATCGTAAATCAAATTGAACGTAACGAAACAGATTATTTAATGGAAGAATTAGACTACCATAAGGAGGTACATTAATATATGGCAAGATTAGGTCTACCTAATATTGATATTGTTTTCAAACAATTAGCGGTGACAGCGGTACAGCGTTCGGAACGCGGTATTTTAGCAATTATCGTAAACGATGATAAACAAACCGAAGGCGTTACACGCTTTACATATCGTCGTGGTAGCGACGTAGATAAAACAACTTTCAGCGACGCCAACTATACTGCAATTATGCGCGCGTTTGACGTAGCTGTTAATAAAGTTTATGTTTTTAGATGTGCAAGTACGGCGGAAGATAAAGCCATTTATAAGGAAGTCGAAAAGGTACGATTTAATTATATTTGTACTAACAACGCCGACAAACAACAAGAATTAGCTAATTACACACGTCAATTTGACGAAACTAACAAAGGTCATAAAATCGTATGTGTGGTTGCTAATGTTACAACAGCGGACAGCAAGTATATCGTTAATGTTAAAGGTACAGGCGGTGTATTAAAAGATAATGATAAAGCCGTAACAGTAAATGACTATATCATTCGTATCGCCTCTACATTGTGCAATTTGCCAATGAATCGTAGTTTGACATACTATGTATTCAGTGATTTGAAATCTTGGGACGATAGTTACATCGATGATGAAAACAGTATCGATTCTTGGATTGATAAAGGTTTTTTAACTCTTATCAATGACGATGATGAAGTAAAATGTGGACGTGCTGTAAACAGCCTTGTAACATTCACAAGTACTGATACAGAATCTATGAGCCACATCATCATTGTTGAATCTATGAACTTGATTCTTGAAGATATTTACACAACATTCCGTGATTATTATGTTGGCAAATATAAAAATAAATTATCAAATCAACGTTTATTTATTAGCTCAGTTAATAGCTATTTTAGAACGTTACAAGCCGAAGAAATCTTGGACGACGCCTATGATAATCATGCTGAAATTGATGTCGAAGCACAACGCAACGCATGGACGGGAATTGGTAAAGAAGAGGCACTTGATTGGACTGATTATAAAGTACAAACAATGAGCTTCCGAACAAACGTATTCCTTGCGGGTGATGTAAAAATCATGGACGCTATGGAAGATTTACGATTTACAATTTCTTTAGCATAGGAGGTAAATAATGGACGCTAATAAGGTAATTCTTGGTACGTTTGGGAAAGTATTTATTAACAATAAACGTATCGCAAATATTAAAAGTTTTGAATTAAAGGCTTCTATGGACTATGAAGATATTAAAGTCAATGGAAATCTAATTACACAATACAAGTACACTGGCGCTAGTTTGGCGGGTACTATGGAAGTCCATAAAGTAGATAGCTATAACATTAATCTTGTTAAAGACGCTATTAAAACGGGTGTTATGCCTAGTATTAAAATCGTCGGTGAATTATCTGACCCTAATACGGACGGCGATGAATCTATCGAAATTACAGGCGTTTTACTTGATGAAGCTACATTGTTAGCATTTACAAACGGCGAAGTACGGGATGAAAGCGTAGCGTTCCGCGCGGGCGGTTACAATTATATCAGTACTATTGACTAATAAACTTATAGGGGAGGTAAAACTCCCCTATTACTTTATGTAATACTTATCTTGCATTTTTGATATTTGACGTATACTATGACCTAGTGTATTATAATAGATGTAGGGAGGAAATAAACCTACAGGATATTATTAAAAAGCGAGGTAATCAAAATGAGATATGTAATTTTAAAGAAAATCAATAACACATGGTACGCAACAAGAAACAGATACACATCAAAAGAACTAGAAATTATTGTAGACAAACTTTATAATGACGTGGTAGATTTTGAAATTATCAACGATGGCGATTGTCAAGGATTAGAGGACGGCGTAATCATTGTTAAAGACGACGGAAGAGAATTAAATAAAAACGGCGTATACTTAAATGATGATTTACAGCCCGAAAAGAAATCTAGTAATGCATGGGTTTACGTTGTAACGTTTGTAATGTGGTTATTCTTTGGTGTGTATGGTGCGCTTGGCTTCGGTGCTTTATATGTACTTTGTAAATTTGTAGCAAGTATGGATAATACTGATTATACAAAAGATGTACAAAGCGAATTGCCCGAAGGTCATAAAGCGCAAGGGATGATGTAATGGAAATAGATAAATTTATACAGTTTTTAGGTGGAATAAAGGATAAAGAAGTTAAAAGGCTATGCAAAAAGGCTATGCAAAAAGCTCGTAATAAAGCCGTAACCGAGGTACGACGAACAGCACGAACAACAGCAAAAAGCCGTAATAATGGGCGCGGTAAATCCTACTTAAGCACTTATAAAGGCGGTAAACTTGTACAAGTTGGCAATACATGGAAAACTCGCGCATACAATAAGAATGGTAAAGCCCATTTCTTGGAAAAGCCTACTTTTTCAAAATATCACAAACAAGGTATTAACGCGTTTGAAAAGTCACAATCTAAAGCAGATAAAGCATTTAGGGAAGAAATTAATAGAGCTTTTGATGAATTAATAAGGAGATTTTAAAATGAACACATTAGAAAAATTATTACAACGTTTAGGTAAAGAGGAAACAAATTTTACTGTTACTCTTAACGATATGACATATGAATGTCACAAGTTACCATTTTCTCGTTTACTATCATTAGACGAGGAACATGACGTGAGTACAGAAAAAGGGAGCTTCGAACGCAATCAAGAAGTAATTTATGAATCTTGTCCGATGTTTGAAAAAGCCCTTGATACTTTAGAACACCACGGCGAGCCTTATTTGATTGTTGGAAAGCTATTACAGCCTATGGAAGTGTATGCTTTTTATGGTGAGATTTTAAATCACTATGTAAACCAACAAAATAAGGATGTTGAAGCTGTAAAAAAGCATTAAAGAACGGCGGGAGTGACGATTTAATATTATACAAATATTATTTTGACAAAGGACATACATTCGATGAAATGAATAATTGGACGTATGAGGAAAAAACGCTCGCCCTTGGATTCTTATTATACGATTTAAAGGGGTGATATATTGGCTAAAACTATAGAATTGTTAATGAGTTTGAAAGACGGCGTATCTCCTAAATTAGGGGACATTAACAATAAACTACAAACAACGAGCGGTAAAGCTAAGGCGCTAGGAAAATCATTCTTATCAGTTGGGAATATTATGAAAGGCGCGTTCGTTACGGGAGCAGTTGCGGGATTTGTAAAATCAACAATCGGAGCATATGAAACACAGGTGAAAGCAGAAAAATCTGTAACACGGGCAATCATGGCTCAAGGCGCAACGGCTCAACAAGCGTCACAAGATTTAAAAGAATGGCAAACGTTTGCGAGCAAACAGCAAGATATAAGTGCATTCGGTGATGAGGATACACTTGAACGCATTAGCGGTCTTATATCTCAAGGGTTTGGCAAAAAAGACATTAAAGATATTGTCGCTATGTCGCAAGATATTGCGCGAAACACTGGCGATGAACAGAAAAATGTTATTGACGCTATGAGTGCGTATATTAAAACTGGCGCCCGTGCTAAAATATTAGCTAAACAATATAAATTAAACGCTGACCTACTTGGCAAGGGTAAAACGGAAAGCGAACGTTTAGCGGAAGTATGGAAAGCGTTTTCACAATCCGCCAATAAAGGCGCTAGTACTGAATATCTTAAAACATTTGAAGGGCAAGTTGAAAGCCTAAAGGGTCGCCTTGCTGATTTGAACGAACCTGTAGGACATTTATTTTCAACTCTTATGGGTTATGGTAATGACCCGAATGCGACTTTCATCAGTACACTCGATAAAGTTGTAGTTGACGCAACTGCTGATATTGACAATATGGCTAAACGCGCCGATGAATTAGGCGGAGGTATTACAGGCGTCGGGCTTGCTTGTATTGAGGCTCATCCTGTACTAGCAACGTTAATAGGTGCGGGCGGTATTGGTAAAGGTATTATTGTAGCGGGAGAATTCGCAACAGCGTGTAGAAGCGTAGCAACAGCAGTTACAGGTATTACAACAGCCGTCGGAGGTTTAGAAATTGGTTTAGGTGCATTACTTGGTACAATCGGAGCCGTGGCGCTTGCATTAGGTGGCTTAATTGCTTTGGGTCAAAATTGGAATAGCATGGCGCCCGAAGTGAAAGAAAGTTTAAATGAAACGCAAAGGGAAGCAAACGGCGTTTTTCAATCGACGCCCGAAATGTATCAAGGCGGTAAAAGTATATTTGACAAACCACATGCAACTGGTACAAATTACTTTGGCGGTGGTTTAACCGAAGTCGGTGAACACGGCGGGGAAATTTTAAATCTACCGAACGGAACACAAATTATCCCTCACGATGTATCAACAAAAATGGGTGGCGGGTATACAGTCAACTGTCCCGTAACCATTCAAGGCAATGTAATTGGCTCGGAGGACTTCGTAAATCAAATTGGTAGCATGATAACAAGCCGTGTACAATTAGCCATTTCAAACTGTTAGTACAATATAGTTAATTTACAAGAGGGGTAATATGATTTTATTACTCCTCTTTAATTTTATACTTGATGTGAGTACAAAATAAGTAGTTGCATGTGTACACATTATGTGATATAATATTTGTAAAGGAGGTGATATAATGAGAAGAAGTGATTTAAGATTATATCATGCATGGAAACATATGAAACAGCGTTGTTATAATAATAACGATAGAGATTATAAAGATTATGGCGCTCGTGGTATAAAAGTATGTGACGAATGGAAAGACGATTTTATGAGCTTCTATTGTTGGGCTATGAGTAACGGATATAATGATAAATTAACCCTTGATAGAATCGATGTGAACGGAAATTACGAGCCTAATAATTGTCAATGGGCTACTAGAAAACAGCAATCTAGAAACAGACGAAACATTAAACAATACACTATAAACGGCGAAACGCATTGTTTGTCGGAATGGTGTGAATTGTTAAATCTCAATTTTGATATGGTTAGAGCTAGGCTATATAGAGGGTGGTCTGTAATTAGAGCATTAGAATTGGAGGTGTAAAAGTGAATTTACTAGGTTTATTGAATATATATCGTAATTTCTTATCTCGTGGTTTGGGAATAGAACGTGCGGAAATTTGTTTGTTATCAGAGAGTACAGGCGATAAAATAATATTCCCAGTACCTCCCGCAACGCTACCAGAGATACAATGTGAGCAAAAGAACGATACGTTTGAATCAGTATTAGGCGATATTAGCACAATCGGTTTACTTGGTTTAAGGACTATTTCATTCGAGAAATTGCTTTGCCCTAACGACAACAGCAAATACAGCTTCGCCCGTGGTAGTAATGGAGTTGATATTATTAATTTTATTAATAAATTCCGATTAAGTGATAGTCCTTTTAGATTAATTATAACTCGTTCGGATACAACATACTTGAATATGTTAGCTGTAATAGATTCGTTCACATACTCATTGGATAACACAAATGACTACTATGTAGATATAGATTTTCGTGAATATCGTACATATGACCCTATTACTGGAGGATTATCCTCATGATGAAAGTTATAGTAATACAAGAAAATAAACAGATTGATATATCCGCTTTTTGTGGTAACGTAACACGCGCGGACAATATTGATTCTTTGGGCGTAGAACTTAATTTTGATTTTCTTAACAATCATGTGTACGATAGCTACACTCAATTTACAGCGTTAAGAACAGGGAATACAATTATATTATATGACAATAATGAAATGATATTTCAAGGTCAAATAATAACACTATCACGAAACAGCATTTCTCAATATAGCGTTAAATGCTTCGATAATGCTTTTTATCTTAACAAGAATCAAACGAAGATACAATTTACAAATTTAAGCGTGAAAGCATGTATTGAAAAACTTTGTCAACAAGAGTATATTCCATGCAAAGTAGATTGTGAAATCGATACAAAAGTTACAAAAATTTATAACGGGGAAACAATCTCCAATATTATCGATGATTTACTAAAACAAGCCACAAACGATACGGGTTTAAAATATCGTCGTGAGTACAATTATGGTAGCTTATACGTTAATGCTATGAATAATCTAAAAATGATATGGAAGTCAAAACCGCTTGTATCTGACTTTTCGTATGATGAAAGTATCGATAATCTAGCGAATAGAGTTGTAGTTATATCTTCATCTGAAAAGAATACAACTGTTTATGCAGAAGCTAAAAATGAGGAATCTATTAAGATGTATGGTCTATATACTCATTATGAGAAAGTTGACGATAAGAAAAAGGCAAAAGCTAAAAAGATAGCTGAAACAAAATTGAAAGAGTTATCAAAAACTTTTGAAAAAGCAACAGTAACATTATTGGGTGATAATTATATCCGTAGCGGACGTATTATTAAATTTGAACAACCTGAGATAGGGCTGTATGGCGAATATTTAGTCGAGCATTGTACTCACAATTATTCGGGTAGTTTGCATACAATGGAATGTGAGGTGATTAAGAATGATGAAAGTAAATGATGTGATTTATACAACACTAGCCGACTATGTTATGACGGGCGGTATTGTAGAGATTAGTCTTGATACATTTACAGGCAATAAACGATTTAAGTTGCCAACGGATACAGATTGGAAAGATTTAAAAGAGCAAGAACTTTGGGCGTTCGCCAACTCAGTAAATGAGGATAAAAAGAATGTTGTTAGTATTCTTGACGTAGTGCAATCATTACCACTTATTAAAAGTTATGCACCTGTTACGCATACTTGGAGCAGTGAACCGCCTAAAGAAACGGAGGGACAACCATAATGGCTGAATCATGGGAGTATTCTTTGGCAAAAGAATTTACATCACGCAATAACCCTACAAACAGAATCGGGGCTTGCCTTGGTAAAGTCGAATCAGTTAGCCCGCCGATTGTGAGCATACAAGACGGGCAATTCATGATACAAAACGAGCAATTATATGTATGTAATCAACTATTAGAACGCGAAACAACGTATAAGAATCATACGGGGCAATATCAAGAGTCGGGCAACGCTAGTATATCATGCCATCCCTGCTCGGGTTCATTTAGTAGTAGCGGTACGATTCAATCAAACGGGTCAATTCACTTGGACGAGGTTTGGCGTGTTGGTGATTTAGTACTCGTAATACCAGATGAAAGACAACAGCATTTTTTCGTAGTTGACATCGTGAGAAAAGTACTGGGATGTAACTCACACGCCGAGTAGTTGACATTGTTAGTACAATCATGTATAATTAATAGTGTTAGGAGGTGATTATCATATTCCCGCAAGTTAATTTTGACGTAGAAACAATAACACAAGATACTAACACGGGCGAACGTTCTATTTTATTTGATTATAAAACGAACTCGTTTGTAATAAAAAATGGTAACGTTCAAGAGGCGTCACGGGTTGAAGCTGTTAAACAATGGATTGAATTATTTATACGCGTAGAGCTTGGGAAATACGCTATTTATTCCGATAACTTTGGACTAGATTTAAGCGAGTTAATCGGTTATAGGTTACCGCGTAGTGTACAAGTATCTGAAATTATCCGACGTTTACATGAAGGTATCATGAACGGATGTAAACACGTTACATCATGCGAGGACTTTTTATTTGATAAAGGTCATTTTACATTTACAGTTATTACAGATTTGGGCGAGGAGGTAAAATTTGAATATTAATGAAATTCACAAGCTCATGCTCGATAATATCCCGAACGAGTGGAATAAGTTAGAAGGTTATCCGATTTATGATATTACGCGAGGGTTTGGGTTTGCACTCGAAGAATTAGACGCTAAAATCGAAGACGTTAAACAAAAACAAAGCGTGCGTAATTTAACTGGGTTAGAGCTTGAAAAAGTAGTTGAGGAACGTACAGGCTTAACACGAAAAACAGGCGTTAAGGCTGTTGGGCGTATTAAGATTGTATCTGGTCAAGGTTCTGTTTTAAAAACGGACTTATTCTCAACGGAAAATGATATTTATTTTCAATCACTAGAAGCTAAAGACGTAACCGCGGGTGACTATGTTCTCGTTGAATGTACTGAGGGCGGTTTAGTCGGTAACGTTCCAGTCGGTGCAATTACAGTTGTTCCAAAGACTATTACTGGGATTAGTCAAATTATCAATGATGAACCAACTTCGGGCGGTTATGATACAGAAACGGACGAAAGTCTACTCGCTCGTTATTTTGACCGCTTGCGGAACCCTGTAAACGGCGTCAACTGCAATCAATATATTTCTTGGGCTAACTCAGTAGCGGGCGTCGGTGGCGCTCGATGTGTTCCGATTTGGAACGGGAAAAATACTGTTAAAGTTATTATTATTGGTAACGATTATAAACCAGCTAGTGAAAATGTGGTTAAGCTCGTACAAGATTATATTGACCCTAACAAAAATGGCGATGGTTCGGGCGTTGCTACAATCGGAGCCGTAACAACTGTTGTTAGTGCTAATACAACACCGATTAAAGTAACTATCAGAGGCGTAAAATTTAGTGGTGATGTGAGTACATTAAAAGCAGAAATCAAGGATACTATTGATAGATATATCCGCCAATCCGCTTTTAATACTGACTATGTATCTATTGCTAAAATTGGGGCTTTAATCATTGATATTGATGGCGTTACGGATTTTAAAGAGTTGTTATTGAATGACGCTCATGATTCTATTACGATTGATAACGAATCATGCGGGGTGTTGAGTGGTGTTTGGTATGAATAGAGCTATTAAATCATTACCGAAATTGTATAGAAAAGATACGTTAATTAATACGTTATATGATAGCGGGTATCTAGTATACAACAAAGAGGACGAGTTAAACACAGCAAACTACAATAATATATTCTTTTCTAAACTTAACGAATATGGATGTAGTAACTATGAATACGATTTAGATATTCAACCATTGGCGAGCCTAACAGACAGACGAAGCGCGATTGAGTCCAAATGGAAAGCATGGGCAAAATGCTCATTACAATCGTTACAAGCGTTGGCAAGCCGTTACTTTAATAATGACGTTAAAGTATCATATAACGGGGACGCGGAAGTCACTTATACGGCTCGATTAGGATTCAAGAATCGTTATACAGATGAAACATATCAACAATGGTTATCTGATAATAATATTGTGTTCCCCGCGCATATGGTGATGAATTGGATATACGAAAAAAATCGTTGGCGTGATTATTTTACAGACTTGAATTGGGGCAAGGCTAAAAATAATTATCTATGGAATACAATTTCTATGTCATGGGGAGAAGCTAAAGTACATGACCAACATGGTAAAACATGGGAATATATGAACACGCGTTTATGGAACGCTACATTAAACGAGGAGATTGAATATTAATGAAATATACAACAAATTATAATCTGTACAAGCCCGACTACGACGATACAATCGACGTTAATTTTCTGAATCAGAATATGGACGTGTTAGATAAAACTGTAGCGGGTTTAAACTATGTGCAAAATGTGAACACAAGTGATAAAGGTTTAACGTTTATCAAACGCGACGGGCAACAAATTGCAGTACCTTTAAACTATCTTAAATTGACAGGCGGTACAGTAACGGGCGATACGGAATTTACGGGTAAATTAACAAATAACGGGAAAAACGTAGGTCAATTATTCGACGGCTCCGCTGAGATTAAATCTATTTTAGATTGGACTAAAATGAAAGAGGTTTACGGCTCAACAATGACGAGTACTACCGCTATTGTAAAAGGTAAATCGCAAACAGTCACATATCCCAATTGGTGTATTTATAATGCAAACCTTGGTTTAATTTATTTTAATCTTGCAAATAAAGATTTATATTTGATTGATGATTTTACAAACTATGATGAAGTTATTTTTCAATGTGTATTAAGTACTACAAATACAAGTTTATATCCTTGGAAATCAAAAGTACTAGAATATATGTTTGAAAATCACGGATATATAAATGTAGCTTCCGACAATGGTTGTGACGCTATTTATCATGGATTCTATCAATACGGCTCAAAATCTGCGGAAGATGTGAGTACTCGTAGAATGTTAAAATATTATGATGATAGCGGTTATATCGCTAATGTATTTGGTATTAAGTATACGGAGGTTAAATAATGGCAACTAATACACCTAAACTAAATCTTGTTAAGCCTGATATGGCGGACTATGCTGACATTCGTGTACTTAATCAAAACATGGATATTTTAGATAGAGAAGTCGGCGGGCTTGACTATGTAAAGAACGTTGTTAAATCTGACAGCGGTTTAACATTTACGAAAAAAGACGATTCTGAAATTCAAGTACCTTTAAATTATATGCCAACAACAGGCGGTAATTTTACAGGTGATATTACTGTACAAGATAATCCTGTTATTAGTGTTATAGAAACTACCACACAAGATGAACAAAGTTATATTAAATACAGTGATGGGACATTAATTACTAGAATTAATCATAATAACGTAGTTGGTGCAAGTTGGATAGTTACGTTTTTAGTACCATTTATTGACAGCGATTATAGTGCGGTAGCTAGTGCTTATGGTGTTGGTTCCTCGGATTATGATAACCTTGAGTATTGTGAGCTAAATCAAAAAACAAATACATCTATTGAAGTCAAAACAAGTACACGGGCGGGTGGTAAAGTTGCGACAACATACAACCTATTAGCCATTGGACGTTGGAAATAATAGGAGGATATTATATAATGCTAGGAACAAAAATGTTAAAATCTGAATTCAATCAAGAAAAATATACGGAGCTTGCTGTTTGGTGCAATAACCATGAGTACAAAACAATCGAAGATAAGGGCGATTATTACGAGGTGGTAGATTGTACACCAACGCAACAGCAACAAAATGAAGTCAAGAAATCTGAATTGTTAGTACAGTTACAAGATGTAAATACCGAGTTGCAAGAATTGGACGTTGCCATGATGTGTGATAACGGAAACGACACAACGGACGTTGTTATTAATGGTAATGTGACAACAATGACAGGTGACGAAATCGACGCATATCATACAAATAAAATGCAAGAACGTGTAAATATCTTGAAAGAGCTTAAAGCATTACAATAATATATCTGACGGGAGTGTGTTATGCGTTCCCGTCATTTTTATTATGCGTTTTTGATATTGGACAGTTTATACCGCGTGTGTTATAATGTTGTAGGAAAGATAAGTTGTTATTTTATAGGAGGTAATCAAAATGACTTATGAACGTGACGATGATGTATTACTTGTACGGGTGAATTTAGATGAAACTGTATAAGTATCAGAGCGATATTTTAAAATCGCTTGAACCATATAATAAGGTAGCCCTATACATGGAAGCGGGTACGGGGAAGACAGCAACGTCTTCACATAAAGCCGTAACTTATGGCGTACCTATTATTGTAGTAGCACCGAAGGCGGTGTGTTCACAATGGATAGAGCATTTTAAATCAGTACATCCCGAATGGTTGCGTTACGATTTAACAAAGAAACAGCAATTAAAAGACTTTATCAACGGGGAAGCACTTAACAAAATAGGTATTATTACATACGGCTTGGTGTGGCGTAGACCCGAGTTACTTAAGTTAAGCGGATACACGCTCATATTAGACGAAAGTCATAATATATGTAATGCTACATCAAAACAGACCAAAGGCGTTATGAAGCTAAAATACGATAACCTTATTTTGCTCAGTGGTACGCCGAACGGCGGAGCCTATGAAAAACTATATACACAAATGAAAATGCTCGGTTACAAGCCAAACAAGAAACAATTTACAGATAGATATTGTAATATGTTTACTATGGAATCGGGCGGTGTAAAATTTCAAGTACTATCTAAAAAGAATCCTTATAAGAATCTTGATGAGTTAAATAAGATATTACGCGAGGACTTGCATTGTGTGTTCTTAAAAACAAATGACGTTATTGAGTTACCCGAACAGCGTTTTATAGATATTGCTGTTAGCGAAACGAAACAATATAGGGCGTTCATGGTTAATGATTATATAGACCTTGGTGATAGGGAATATATAGCGGGTTCACCGACTGAAAAGTTATTGTACTCACGTTATTTATGCGGTGCTGATAATTCAAACAAGATTGATGTACTCACAACACTAATTGAAGGGATAGAGGATAGGGTAATCATATTCTACAACTTTAATAATGAGCATGATGTACTAACAAAATTATGCAAGAAACTTAAGCGAAAGGCGTTCACTTGTAACGGAAACGTAAAACAGGTTGACGAGTTTAAAAAGTGTGATAAATCAGTATTGTTAGTACAATATCAAGCGGGTGCTACGGGATTGAATCTACAATTCTGTAACAAGGTTATATATTTCACACCGCCTTTATCATCTAATCTGTTTGAACAGAGTAAGGCAAGAATTTGGAGATGTGGACAAAGTAAAAAGTCAAGTTATTGGCTTTTAATATCGGGGGTTGAAAATCAAATATATCAAGCATTGAATGAAAAGCAAGATTATAATTTAAAACTTTTTAAAGGAGGTGAAGCAAACGGGAAAAGTTAAAGACCTAACTGGTCAATGGCGAATGGTTACGATGATAACTTAACTATTGATAGAGTGGACGTAAACGGAAATTATGAGCCGAACAATTGCAGATTTATAACCCTAAAACAGCAAAATAAAAACAGACGTTCAAATCGAATTTATACAATATATGGTATAGCACATTGTCTTATGGATTGGTGTGAAATTTACAAATTGAATTATTGGACAGTAATTAAACGATTAAATAGAGGTTGGCGTATTGAAAAAGCATTAGAAATTTATAGTTGACATTGTAACAACATTAATATATAATCTCTTATAGGAGGTGAAATAATGAACGCTTTCATTTTAATTGGATTTACATTAATTGTAGCTCCCGTAATTTCTTATATAATGGCGCCTAAAGACCTTGATGATTTTGAATCAAAATGCACAACAGCAATAATGATACAAGCTGTAATCGGGGTTTGTTGGTTACTCGTTGGGTTAGGGTATGGTATTAAATAGAGGGGTGATAATATCGCTGAAGAGAAACGCTATGAAATGAAATTTCGAAGGTGGCTTGAATCCAAAGGGATTTATAAGATAGGTACACCGAAGCAAAAAATAAAAGTACCTCAAATCGGGATATTCATGAAAAACGCGGGGACGATATTTAGTACAAACGGAACGCCCGACTATATACTAGATATAAAAGGGAGGGCGGTATGGCTTGAATTTAAAGCTAGTAAAGGACGTCCGTCAATACCTCAACTTAAGATAGTTGATAATATTAACTCTTGGGGCGGGGTGGCTAGAATCATATACCCTAAGGATTTTGAGGATACTTGTAAATTATTAGAGGAGGTAATAAATGAAACAGCAATTTGAAGATACGTTGCGCGGTTGTGTCAAACGCGACGGCGTTGAGGAATTTCTTGCTGATTTGGAATGCAACGGATTCTATGAAGCATGGGCTAGTACATCGTTCCATTGTAATTATGAGGGTGGTTTATTAGAGCATACATTAAACGTTATGAATTATGCTATGAAATTACGCCGTGAATTTTGTAGTGAGGTCAGTGCTGAAAGTATTGTATTATGCTCAGCTTGTCACGATGTAGGTAAAGCGTACGGCTACTATATGGATAATACTTTAAAAAGCGGAAAATTAAGCGGGACGAAGCCTAAAAAGATTAATCCGAGCTTAATGATTAAAAACCACGCTATGCGCTCGCTCAATATCGCTTCGAGATTCTTCGATTTATCGGAAAGTGAAAAAGTATGTATATTATCACATGACGGCTTTTTCGAGAATGCTAATCGTGAGTACATGTTAGGGCTTGATGAGCTTTTATATATCGTACATAGCGCCGACTTATACGTCGCGCGTTTTGTGGAACCTGTAAAAGATTATAAAAAAGGAGATATTTAATGAGCGTATATATTAAATTACAGAAAATTCAATCAGAATTAAAAGCACCAAAGAATCAAAAAAATACGTTTGGCGGTTATAAATACAGAAATTTAGAAGATATTTGTGAGGCTGTTAAACCTCTATTAAATAAATATAGTTGCTCACTTGTATTAAGTGATGATGTTGTAATGGTTGGTGAGCGTACATATCTAAAAGCAACAGCAACGCTAATTGATTCGGAAACGGGCGAAAAAACGAGCAATAACGGATTCGCTCGCGAAGATGTAGCGAAAAAAGGAATGGACTTGTCACAATTAACAGGTGCTTGCAGTAGTTACGCCCGCAAGTATGCGCTTAACGGGTTATTTTGTATTGATGATACCAAAGACGCGGACGCAACAAATACAGGCGATGAACAAAAAACGCCTGTACGTCGTAGCCGTCGAAAAGTTAAGGTTGACGAAACTTGCCCGTTTTGATATAATAAATGAGTAATAATTTTAATGTGTGACATAAGGAGGTAATAACTATGTCTTTCAAAAATTTTAATATTGATTTTGAAACGTTTAAAGCTGATGTGGCTGAGATTCAAGAGCAAGCTCCTAAAAAACGTGAGTACAAGGAGCCAACAGACGGAACATATCAATGTGACCTTGTATCTTTGGAATTAGGTACCAATAAAGCGGGCGATAAGCTCATGTTAAAAGGTAGCTTCCGAATCGCCGAGGGTGAGTTTACAAATCAACGTTTATGGGTAAATAAAGTACTCACGGGTACGCGTAATGATAGCTTCGCTGTTAAGAGAGCTATTGACTTCTTAAATAGTTTGGGCGCTGTTCAAGATGTAGAGTATACAGGCGACTTTGACGATTTAGCAACTCAAATCGAGATTGTATTTGCTGATGTAAAAAATTGTACGTTTGAGGTAAACAAAGTAACAAACGATAAGGGATTTACTAATTTATATGTGAACGATGTTTTTGAAAACTAGATAACAATTTGCGGTAGGCGCTATGCGTTTACCGCATTTTTAATATGCAAATTTAGCACTTTACAATATATGGTATTTAGTGTATTATAATAGATGTAGGAAGTAATTATTTAGGAGGTAATAACAATGTATGAAATTATTTATAATGGTGAAGTAATCGATAGTGCTGAAAATACTTATGACGCTGTAGAGTTAGTGAAGGAGTATCGTATCGCATTTAAGAGCGGTAATGTATGGTATAGACGAGGTTAATAAGATGTGGTATTATATTACTAAAGACGATTATCTTAAATATATGACAAATGAAATAGGTGACGTAAATCGTTACCTACTACGAAACGGATACAGCGTTAAGAATATCCGTGAGGAACGAGGTGTGTATATCATTGAAGTATTTTAAAGAGTACAATAACAATCCATACGGCGAAAATATTGACGATTGTGTTATCCGTGCTATATCGCTATTTACTCATCGTGATTATTATGAGGTGTTTGACGCATTATGTGAGTACGCGGGCGAGGATAGGGAACCAAATCAAGGTAACGTGTTTTTGCCTTGGCTTATATCACAAGGGTACGAGGTTAGGGAGTTTACTGAAAAAATAACTGTATCGAAATTTTTGAATGAGTTAAACGAAACGGAAGGCGTAGAAGACCTTGATATGCTGTTATTAGTTAATGGACATTTAACAGCAATTATGGGAGGCGTGTGCTACGATACATGGGATTGTGGACGTTATCGCGCTCAACTCATGATAGTTAAGGAGGGCGAAATTTGAAAATATTAGTGTTTGACTATGAAACATTTAAATACGATTGGCTTTTTGTTGCTATGGATTTAGAAACACAAGATTATACAATCATTGAAAATGATAGAGATAAGATGATAGAGTTTTATAATAACAATATCAATAATATATGGGTTGGTTATAACTGTAAAAATTATGATAAGTACATTTTACAAGCTATTATAAATGGCGTTAATCCTAAGTTGGTCAATGATTATATTATCGGTGGTGGTAATGGTTGGGAGCTATTTAAGGATAGACTAGATATAAATTTGTATGACTGCATGATTATGGGCAAGTCACTAAAACAATTGGAAAGTTATTTCGGTGTGGATATTAGAGAAACGGAAATTGACTTTAATATTGATAGACCTCTAACAGATAAAGAACGAGCTTCTAATATTGAGTACTGTAAATCAGATGTATATAATACCGCGAAAGTGTTTATGTATAATATCGATGATTTTAACGCCCAAATTGGTTTGATTAAGTTGTCACATGGCTCACTATCTGACCTATCTAAAACAAAAGCTCAACTATCCGCAAAAATCTTGGGGGCAAAACCTTTACCAAAGAAATTGCTACAACAAGAATGGGAATTTGAATATAATCAATGCGTAAAAGATTATGACTATAAACATAAAGATGTATTGAAATTTTTCGATTCGTTAAGAGAATCCAAAGACGCAAAAGCTAAATATGATATAGAATTGTACGGGGTACCGCATACATTTGCCCTTGGTGGTTTACATGGTGCTCGCCATAATTATATCTATCAAGCGGACGAAAATCATTTATTGATTCATATTGACGTTGCCAGTTACTATCCTCACATTATGACCGAATGGGGATATTTAACTCGGGCGGTTCCTAATATTCAAACGTTTAAGGATATTATGGAATTGAGATTGAAATATAAGCGTGAGAAAAATCCGTTACAAGCTCCATTAAAGATTTGCATTAACGGGGCGTATGGACAAAGCGGAGCTGGAAAATTATTGGACAATGGTGAGTACAAATTGTTATCGCCAATGTTTGACGCTCGCCGTATGCGTGAGGTATGTATCAATGGACAACTAATGTTATTACAGTTGATAGAGGATTTAGAGCAATTTGATTTAATACAATCTAACACGGACGGACTTATCTATAAAATTAATAAAGATGATTTTGATACTTTGGACGTAATCGTGAAAGCATGGGAAAAGCGTTCTAAAATGACAATGGAATACGATTATTGTATAGCGTTATTTCAGAAGGACGTAAATAATTATGTGAGCATATTTGAAAATAATAATATAGAATCAAAAGGAGCAATGGTAAAAAATAGTAAAGAATGTGACTATGATTTACCTATATTGGCTGATAGCGTACGAGCATATTTTGTACATGGTATTACCCCCGAGGAATATATTAATCGTGAGAACAAATTAAAGCCATTCATGAAAACATACAAGTTGAGTAGCGCATACAATCATGTGTTATATGGTGATGAGAAACAGCAAGGAAAAATCTTTCGTGTTTTTGCAAGCCGTAGCCGTAAAGACAAATGCTTATACAAACAAAAAGAGGACAAAAACAAAGAGAAATTTGCGGGTTGCCCCGAGCATTGTAAAATAATTAACGAAGATATTAGAGAAATGACGGTTCCTAGTTGGTTAAATCGTAATTGGTATGTTAACGAAGCATGGAAAAGAATCAATTTATTTATAAGAGGTAACAAAAAATAAGCGTTCTAATCATACTATCACAATAAATGGCGAAACATATTGCTTATCCGAATGGTGTGAGATTCTAGGGCTTAACTACAGTACTGTAAAAAGTAGGATACAACGTAATTGGTCAATAGAAAAAGCATTAGAAGTATAAGTAATACCATGTATGCATTTTATATATTAGACATATGTGAGTACATGATATATAATTAAATCATCAAGAGGAGGTAATATATGAAACGAGTAAATAAAATTAATATGTACACCAACGAGATTGTGAAGACATATCCTAATGCGAGCATAGCTTCAGAATTAACGGGTGATAGTGCGCCGTATATCATTAACCAATGTAAACGGCGTGGCGGTACAGAAATTCCACGGAATGAATATTATTATCGTTGGGAGGGTGATGAACCTACACCGCATAAAATCATTGAATTATACGATTTAGATTTTGAAAAATTAAGAGAATTTGTTAGTATCAAGGACGCCGAATATTATACAAGCGTTGGGCGATATAGTATAGGAAAGCAACTACAAAATAAATTGCCGTTGCGTGAAAGAAAAAGCCCGTCAAGTGGTTTATATTTTGTATGGAAAGAGGTAAAATAAAATGGACAATGAACAGTTTATTCGTGACTGCTTGGGTCGTAAATTAAGTTTTAAATATATTGAAAAGAAATATGGTGTTGATGATGTACTCACAAAATATTTAGAAGTAAAGAAAATGTACTCACAAGAGGAAATCGACGCTATTTTTGAGGAGGTTTACTATGGCAACGTTGAAGGAATGTAAAAAGAGCTTGGAGGAATTACAAGCAATTTGGGAAAGTGGTAATCAAGAATCATTACATTTTACGAGATATATGCGTCAAGCACTCGAAGAATTATCATGGGAATTAATCATGCAAGATGAAGATATTCCCGCCGATTTAGAGCAAGAGTTTAATATCTTGGAAGATGATGTTACAGATTGTTGGCGATACGCAAAAGCTCGCGCATGTGAATGTAGCATGCTTGGTTATCCTAGAGGAGAATAAAAATGTGGTTAGAATTAGACAATAATGATAATATTATATATCATTTAGAATCACCAGAACGGCTACCCGATAACGTTGATATGGTGGACGAGGTAGTAATTCACGCATATAATAAAAATATATGTGATGTACTCACAACACTTATGTCAATCGTAACTAGACGGGTACGCGTTACACTAGAAACAAGTTTACCATGGCGTGAGTTAACGCCTCTTATTAGAAAATATATTGACGAGTATATAAATGTTTACGATAACACGCATAAGGTAAAAACGGAGGTATTTAACGATGTTTTCGACGAATAGCACAATTAAAGTAGGTCATGGCGTAGAATATGCGTATGATGTTGTAAAATGGGCTCCATTTACTATGAAATTAGTTGAGGGTGTAGACCATTACGTAACTATCGTAACAGATGATATGGATACTATTACAGTAACCAAAGATACAAGATTATTAACAGCCCGCGGGGTTTGGGTACGCGCTGATAGATTGGAACAAGGTGAGGTATTAAAACACTCACCATGTAATACAACAGTTTTACAGCGGATTTGGTTAAAAACGCCAATCGATATGTACGAGGTGAGCGGTACCGACTATATTACAGTAAACGGATTCGTTATTGATTGTTGACATTGTTAGTACATTATAGTATAATTATAGGTGTTAGGAGGTGATTCTATGTGTAAATGTAATTGCGGTTGCCCTCATTGTTGCAGTAATTCCGACGCGCCTCATACAGTAATTGACGTGAGCGCTTGGCAAGAAGGGATTGACATGAAACAGGTTAACGCGGAAGGCGTTTATGGCGTGATTGTCAAACTTGGCGAAAACTATCACGAAACAGAAACAGCAAGAAAACAAATTTTTGACGCATTGGACGCGGGTTTAAAAGTTGGTGTATATTACTATTCCCACGCTATGAGTATTGACGAAGCGAAGGCGGAAGGTGAATGGTTTAATAATAAACTTGCTGAAATCGGTTTGGTTGATTATCACTTGCAACTTGGTGCATGGTTCGATTGTGAATACAGACCATTTTTAGATAATGCAAGCGCGCAAGAAATCACGGACGCGATTATGGCGTTTATCGCTGAGATTAAAAATCTGCATTGTGTAGGCGTATATGGCTCATATTCCATGTTGTGGGATGAAACGTATATGTTAAGTCAACACGCAGATATTCCTGTTTGGAGCGCTCAATATAACGATACCGATGATTATGCTCCATATCATAATAAGATGTGGCAATTCACCGATAGTTATGATTGTGCGGGCTTTAAAGTAGACGCCAACAAATTATATTATTAGGAGGTGAGATTATATGTGGATTAAAATTAGAACTGTTCTTATTGCTGTTCTTTTGAATCAAGTAACATTGAAAGCATTAGCAACTGGCGCGGGCTTGAAAGATGAACAAGCGGAAGCGGTTAGCGGTGCTATCATGGACATTAAAGCGTTTATCGATATGAAAGACCGCCGTTACTTGAATCAAGCTATTGATAAACTTCAAACGCTAATTAAATAAGCGGAGGTGATTCAATATCTCGTAGCGATTTAGTCGTAAAGTCGCAATTATACCCCGTGTATTATTGCACGGGGTATTTTATATTAGGTGGTGAATATGGGAAGGAAAGTAGACATAACGGGTCAGAAATTCGGACGGCTGACTGTTTTAGATAAAATACATAACTATCATAAAAAAGATACATATTGGTTATGTGCTTGCGATTGTGGTAGTCTTAAAGAGGTGACGTCCAGTCACTTAACAACAGGTAAAACGAAATCGTGCGGGTGTTTAAGAAAAGAAAACTCGGGTAATATGTTAAGAATCCACGGGAAATGTAATACTCGTTTACATTCGATATGGCAAAATATGAAAAATCGGTGCTATTATAAGAAAAGTAATAGATATAAATATTATGGTGGTCGTGGAATTGCTGTTTGTGACGAGTGGAAAGATGATTTTCAAGCATTTTATGATTGGTCAATGGCGAATGGTTACGATGATAACTTAACTATTGATAGAATCGACGTAAATGGTAACTATGAACCAAATAATTGTAGGTGGGTCGATTATACAACTCAATCGCGGAATCGTAGAAGTGTTAAATATATTACTATAAATAATGAAACACATTGCTTGTCGGAGTGGTGTGAGATATTAGGTATTAAATACAATACTGTACAAACGAGAATTTATAATAGAGGTTGGTCGATTGAAAAGGCTTTAGAATTGGAGGAGAAAGTATGAGCGATAATGCAATAAGTTTTTTAATAGCCGTTGTAGGTGGCTTCCTATCATATTGCTTTAATATCACTCCATTTTTTGAAGTTTTATTATGGGCGGTGAGCCTTGACCTGTTTACGGGAATTATAGCGTGTTTTGTAAATGATAATTTGATGTTTAATTCTAAACGGCTTTCTCGGGGTGTGTGTAAAAAAATTGTCATTTTGAGCCTCGTTGCTTTTAGCCACGAATTAGACATCATGTTACATTTGGACGTAATTTGTAGCACTGTTACATTTTTCTTTATTGGTTCGGATGGACTTTCAGTATTGGAAAATTGCGCGAAAATTGGAATACCATTACCACAAGTTTTAGTGCGGTCACTAGAACAAGTAAAGGAGTTGGGAAGTAATTATGAAAATAAGAATCACTAAAAATATATGTTCCGCATTTGCATTTATGTCGGTTGTGTTGGGCGTATGTAATCAACCACAATTAATAAAATGGTTGCTAAGTTTGTTTATTATCTATATGGTTTGTTTATGGCTAGGACATGACGAAAATGAGTAGAAAAATATTGTGTTCACGATGTGGTAAAATCGTTGATGTAAATCACGATTGTCCAAATAAACCAAAGGACACACGCAAGAAAGAACAATTATCGAATACGCGTTGGATACACATTAGGAATGATGTGCGACGCCGTGACGGGTGTTGTGTTCTTTGTTTTATGGAGGGCCGATTTAACAAAGGATTTTGCGTACATCACGTTATACCTCGTGAAGTAAATAATAGTGATGATAGTATCTATAACGAGGATAATTGTGTATTCTTGTGCGAAAATTGTCACCATAAGGTACATGAAACAAAAACAAGTTGGAAAGATTATGTGAGTACGTTTAAGGAGTATATAAACAATGGCCACACCTTGGCGAAGTAGTTACCAATGGAAAAAGAAAAGACGGGAAATCACCGATTTATATGAGGGTAAATGTGCTATATGTGGCGATACTACGAATTTACAAGTACACCATATCGTACCATTAAGTGTACTACCCGAATTAAAGTTAGATAATAACAATTTGATATTACTTTGTGGTTACTGTCACGAGTTATGTCATAACGGCTTAATAAGCCAAACAAAACTAAAAAGCATGATTAAAGCGCATACATAGTATGCGCTTTTTATATTAGACAGTTATATGTATGTGTGGTATTATAATTACAGAAAGAGAAATAATTAAAACAAAAGGAGATAATAAAATGATGATTATTAAAAAATACATTAAAGTAGCTTATGACAATAACAAAATTGAAGAATATCAAGTTAAAGACTACACTGTACGAGGTAGCGAAGTTACATTGTTTTTCGATGATAACACAACAAAGATACTTAAAAACGTATTAAATTATATGGCGTTCAATGAAAGGAGATTTACAAAATAACATAGCAAGTATGAGTAATAGGAATTAGACGAATTATATAACATGATGTATACTTAAATCATAAGGAGGAACAATAAAATGACATTAGCGTGTGCAGTATTATCAATCGTGTTTGTAATGCCGTTAATCGTTGGACTTAACGGCGAACAGGTTAGTATTTATAATTTAGTGGTTGCTATTGGATGTTGGTTATTAGCTGTTTATGATATGTGCAAGGAGAAAAGATAATGTGGAAGGCTAGACTAAAAACACGAAGGGCAAAATTAATTGTTATAGGTGTGAGTACAGTATATTTAATGGAAGGAGGTATTGTGTTATGGCTTTGTTGGTAATCATCGTAATTATGATTTTAGCGTATGTATGTTTGAAAGAAGGAGTATAATTATGTTAGCTGTTGTAGGTGTTTTATATTTATTATTAATTGCAGTATTAGTTGTTATCACAATGTAGGAGGTTTATTATGGAACAATTTATTGAAGCGTTACCCGCATTTGGAATTTGTTTAGTATTGTGGTTGGTTGGCTTTGTAGTATTAGACATTAAAACATTTACAAGATTCTTTAAATAGGAGGGCTTAAACAATGGATAAACAAGCGTTAATTATTGGAGCAATATGTTATATCTTAATGTTATTAATTTGTTTAGTATTGTACTAACAATAAGGAGATAATAAAATGAAAGTAGTATCAATTAGAAATATGTTTTTAGAGGATTATGCAGAATGGTTATACGATTATGAAATGCCATTTCTTGGACGTGATAAATGTATTGACCATAATCACACGCTATATATGCCTTTAGATGTAGCGTATGAGTTAGGTTATGATATTTTAGATAAATGGGTTGAGGAGATTTAAAATGAATCTAGTTTGTACTAACAGCAGTGATTTTTATGAATACCTACAACGGAAAGGTGTAAAGGCGTTTTTATATGAGGAACCCGTAAAGATTAATGGCGTACTAAATATTTTCTTCCCTTGTACTCACAATATCACAATATGCGGGAACAGATATAATGACAAACGTATCGCAAGCGGTGAAATGAAAAAAGAGTTACAAGCGTTACATGATTTAATATCTTGTGACAACACAATTGTTATCACACCAATTACATTGTTTAATGGACGTTTACATAAAATCAAATATCCCGAAAGTATGCTAGATATATCACGTCAACGAATCCATACAAGTAAATTGGGTGAGATTGTGTATCCTCATTTTATTCATATCTACGGCGCGGAGTTGGAACCTGTTACAGATATTGAACCAAAGCGGGACTATGTATATTACGGAGCCGATAAAAGACAAGATACATTATATTATAACGTATTCTATAATAAGTGTTCCAAAGAGGAACGGCGCAAGAAACGTCATATTCCAGAGTACGCGTTATACAGCGCATTATATAATCAGATTATCAAGGAGGGTAAATAATGAGAAATGGTGACCTAGTATGTAGTAAAGATAAAAGCGTGATTGGTGTTGTTATTGATTTTACACACACATTACAGGCCGTAACAATCGCGGTACTTTGGAACGAACCACCAACAGCACAAGGCTGTAAATCGTTTACATTACATAATGATAACGTAATTTTGTTACCAAAAGGGACTATTATTAAAAGTAAAGATAAAGAGTGTGAGTACAAGCGTTATGATTCTGTAACGGGGATTATTCATGGTAGAGGTGATTGTATTTCGGCTATAGACAACGAAATAACAGACGTTATTTTTAAAGACGATGATGTAGAAACTAAAAACAATAAACAGTATACTCAGCTAGGTATTGAACCATGGGACATTATGCAAGCAGATTTTACACGAGAAGAATTTATCGGATTCTTGAAAGGGAATATCATTAAATATTGCCTACGCAAAAAGGGTTCAGATTTACAAGATTTTGAAAAAATTGAACATTACGCTAGAAAATTACAAGAGGTGTTAAAAAATGATGGCTGTTAAAGTAAAAGAATTATTCGGTATAATCCCTGAATTTAAATATCTTGGTAGTGAATCAGTATTTACATATAATGATGAGTTATATATGCCTTTAATTGAAGCATATAATTGGTATGGCGTTTGTTATGAATGGATTGAGGATATTGAGTTATGAAATGGTTTGATATATTTATAACGCTTGTTATGTTACTTGCATTAGTAGTTATGATTTATTGGACGTTATTGTTGACAATTATTTTTATTGAGGTGATATTATAATGAAAATAAAAATTTTAGATAAGAATTGTATTCCCGAAAAAGCACATAGCATTGACGCGGGTCTTGACCTTAAAGCTCGTAAAGCTGTTAGCGTATTCCCGCAAGATACGGAATTTATTCCAACTGGTGTATGTTGTGAAATTCCAGTCGGTATGGTTGGCTTGCTGTTCCCTCGTAGTAGTATCAGTAAAACACCTTTACGAATGGCTAATAGCGTCGGCGTTATCGACGCGGGATTTACGGGTGAAATTCAAGTACCTTTATATAATACAAGCGAAGTTGAAATTCGAGATATTGAGCAATATGACAAAATTGCTCAGTTGGTTATTGTACCATTAGCAGACGTATCACTTGAAATTGTGGACGAGTTAGATGATACTGAACGCGGAGCAAATGGATTCGGTTCTACAGGGCGTTAATATATAGACTTATGCGGTATGTGTTATGCATGTACCGCATTTATAATATGCGTTTTTAATATTAGACATTTATATGTACCTATGTTATTATAATGTTGTAGGAAGGATACGTTATAAGAAACGAGGTAAACAAAATGAAACAACAATTATTAGAAGATTTATTTATGGCTGTTAGACATAATCTAATGGGTAAAGATGTACAAAGCACAATCGCAAATGTTGTTGCTAGTAAAGTTGTTAAAGGTGCTGAATGCATGGAAGTTGAAGATGTTAGAAAATTAAGAGATTTATTTATTGCATAGGAGGTAATTAAAATGAAAAAATTAGCATTAGCAATTATGTTGGGTTTAGGTGTTATGGTGAGCGGTTGCGGACATGAGCAAGCTACGCCAACACTTGTACAAATGGATGACGGAAAATATACAATGTCTTATGGTGATGACTATGGTGTGAATTATTTAAAAGGTTACTCAGATGAGCAAGTAACAAATTATAAAATGGTGCGTATCATTGGCGAAAAGGCTAATTTTACAACAGCAGATGAATTTGTAAAGTTTGTTAAAAATAATACATTCTTAGCAATGGCAAACGTTCAATATTTAGGGGACGCCGTTGAATATGAAGGTGAAGTATACCAATCTGTAAATTCAAGTACTCACGTTTACGAAGGACAAAAATTAATCGTTGTAGCGAAGGAAAAAGATAGTCAAAAAATTACAATTGACGGCGAATTTAAACAATACGCATTGGGCGAAGTAACAAAGGTAGAACGTGATAACAATGGTCATTTAACACACTATACAATCAAGGTAATAAAAGATATGAAAGCTGTAAAAAGCGGTGATGTTGAGCATTTAGAGGTTAATGAGTAATGGTTAAAGTATATAAGTCACATGATTTTATGATGGAGTTTGATAATATCTATAGCGCATGGGAATATATCGAACGTAACGGATATAAAGTGTATACTACTTATTGTGGCGGATTGGATATTACAGTTATAGAGGTGTATTAAATGTTGTATATATTTGTAAATCATGAGCAAGATAAAGTATATTACGCAACTTATGACGAAAATAGGGCTAATGAATATCGTACGTTACATAAAATTAGATTAGTGGCACGATATTTTACCGATGTGGAAATTTACGAGGTGGTTGAAAAATGAATAACGAAATATTGTTGTTAGCAATTACAGTGTTTTGTTTATACGTTATTGCCAATATGTTAACGTTTGGCGTGTTACTTGGTTTGGGTTATGTTGTAGCTACAGTAATTACATCCTTTGTTATGTATTGTGTAATTAAGGCGTTGGAATTGCTGTTGAAATAATATTATATATGAGGTAAGTGCTATGCATTTGCCTCATTTTTATTATACGAAATTAGAATTTTACAGATATGTGTATGTGTGATATTATAATTATAGAAAAGGAGTGATTAAAATGACAATTAGAGAATTACAATCAGTATGGTATAATATCTTAACGGGTATGAATGTACTCACGGACGAAGATAGATTGAGATACGATTACATGTACAAGGATATGCGCGAAGTTATGGAGGATTATTTATATGCACACTAAATTTTATAGAGCGTTTACGGAATTAAATGAGGACAAACAACCGCGCGGAAAACGAAAAAGCCGTTTTATCAAACCCGAATGGAACGAAGTTGGTGCTTATTTGGCTGATGATTATGTATTGTTTGATATTGACGATAAAGATGTAAATTGTAATTTATTTTTTGATATTGTGAGTACACATAATTTACATTGTCATATTACGGAATCAGTACACGGGATTCACGCAATTTTTAAAAAGCCAGTCGAACGCCTAGCTTATGGAAACGGAAAAGAATCATTAATAGGTATAAAAGCGGACTATAAGTGTAGTAATAATAAAGGTTATGAAAGAATCATTACAAATGGGAACACTCACCCTGTAATATATGATTGTGATGAACCCGATATATTGCCGTGGTTTTTATATCCGTTTGGACGTAAAAGATATTTGCAAGAAGTACAGCATGGCAACGGAAGACATAATGTACATTTAGACTTATCAAATGTATATGCGATATATGAGAATGACCCTAAAAAAATACTAGATATGATACAATGGGTAAATGACAATGTATTCGCTGAGCCTAGAAAATCGGTAAATGTAACAATAAAAGACGTTATTGACAGCATTAACTATATGGGACGGGAATATACAGATAAGGAAATGTGTGATATAATTAAGAACGTTGATAAAAATAAATTAATTAGTTTGTTAGTACAATATGAATTAGTAAACCCCGAGGAGGTAATGAAGCGTGATTGACGATTTTATTAACTACGCATTTTATGGTGATGTGATTGGAAAAAGTACGGATATAGTAGAAAAATTATATCATGTATATTGTAAATTATTTAACGTTGAAGAGGTTGACAATATAGTCAATCGAATTTGTAATGAATATGAGTTATTTATTGTGAAAGGAAAATTTGAGAAATGATTATTTATTTGAAAGGTGGACAAACAATTGATATGGGCGAGGTAACTCATATAGAAGATGGAAACGGGTTCGTATATGTACCGATTAAAAATTGTGATAACAATAACACTTTATTTTGCTTTGGGAATTTAGACACTATTAATTATCCTGATGAGAATGTAGAAATGGAAATAATTAATAAAGATAATAAAATGTTATCGGTTAGAAAACACGATATTATTGCAATTTTGGAGGATATTAAATAATGATTAATATTAATGAAGAATTGAAAAAGTTAAAGGCAACTGGTGAGTACAGTCCTAATCAATTAAAAGAAATGAAAGAACAGATGAAAGAGCATAACGAGCAAGAACGAGAAGAGGAAAAAGAGCGTAAATTAAAAGAACGAGCTAAATTACTTGGTGAGTACAGGAACCCTAAAAGCGGAGCATTTTTACATTACAAATTGGCTGATGATTTAGTACGAGATAATCCATGTATTAACATTAATGGAGCCGTCGCTATATGGGAAGGCCATTCCTATACTTTTGATGTACCTGAGTTTGTGAGAATGAAAGTGCCTGAGTACGATAATACAACGACTAAAACAAATCGGACTGAGGTTTACAATACTATTAGAGATAATATCTATTTGTACCCTAGATTCGCAGAAGTTGATAAGTATAGAATTGCGTTTAATAATGGCGTTCTAAATGTGAGTACATTAGAGTTTGAAAAGGGTATACATCAAGAGTACGCTATTCTAAATCATATACCTCATGACTATATTGAAAACGTAGAAGAACAAACAGAGGTTAAAACATGGCTTATGAATCTAGCGGATAATGACGAGAACGTGTACAAATTGCTGTTGCAATTAATTGGTTATCCTATGCTAGTAAATTGTAACTTGCGTACAGCGTTTATGTTAATGGGTAAAGCACAAGGCGGTAAAACAAAATTCGTAGAGCATATCCAATACATTTATGGTAATAAAAATTATACTACGTTTGATATTGATGAAATTAACGGAAGATTTAACAAAGTACAATCATGCGGGAAGTTATTCAATTATTCTGATGATATAGACGCGGGTTATATTGAAAAGCCTAATTTCTTGAAACGTTTAATTTCAGGACAATCATTAATGCAAGTAGAGAAAAAAGGTATTGATGGGTACGGGTTACCTTATTATTCAAAAATTATTATGAGTATGAATGAATTCCCTAAAATTAAACTTGATAGTGATATTACTGCTTGGAAGTCACGACTTAATATTATTAACTTCAAACATAAGTTCGAGAAAAATCCACGTTATGATGAATGGGCGGAAAAGACATTGCGCAACCCGTTGGCGGTATCTTGGTTAATTCAAGAGGCAGTAAAAGCAATCAATATCGCGGTTGATGAAGGAAAATTCTGTTACTATGATAACGAATTATTTAACAAGTTTATTGAAAATATCAATCCAATCTTAATGACAGCGTTAGAAAAAACATTAGACGATTGGGAAGAAGTGTACGATGTTAAAAAATGGTATGATGAGCAAAAAGAGTTGACAGAATCGAAGACGTCATTTAGAGCATTTAATAAAATGTTTGATAGTGTGAGTACAGATTTTGAGATATATCCTACTCGTAAAAAAAGTGAAAAAACGGGACTTATTATAAAACGATGGACAGTTAGAGAGAAGAAAAAGAAATAATAACAATAGTATTGCTGTGTTTTTTGTTAAATGTTCTGAACATTTTGAAAAAGTTAGAACACAAAAAATGCCGACGAAGCCAGTATTTACCTAGCTTCTTACAAAATGTTCTATGTTCTAAAATATAAACTACTATTTTATTCTAAAAATATATATATAATATATATATATCCCATACATAGAAGTGAAAAACTTTTAGTTCTTGGAACATGAAGAAAAAGAAACAGCAAACAATAGATAAACACTGGCTTTGTCGGTTGTTATTGTTGTTCTAACATTTTAGGACAAGTTAGAACATTTTTACATACTAACTATTACATTTAAGTATTAGACATATTACTGCTATTGATGTATTATGATTATAGGAGGTAAACATGAAAACAGATGTAAATAGAAAAGCACTTGTAAATTTTATGATTAATGATGATATTGACGGGTTGGCTGAGTATATTAAACAACTTATTAACGTATCTTGTGAAGATTCATATAATGACGGATATGCTGAGGGTTATCATGACGCATGTATGAAGGAGGATTATTAATGATGAACAAAGAAGATATGATTCACATTCTAAATCAACACGGATTAGACGTATTGTACGACGTAATTAGCGATGAAGTCGTTACGTCATACGATAAGGGCTTTAATTGTGGTTATATACAAGGTTGCGACGCTAGCATATATAAAGCTTATGAGGAGGGTTATGACAACGGTTTTGAAGACGGCGAACACGTCGGATGGTGTGATTGTTACGATATGCTGAGTGACGATGATTAACGTACACACATTTTAGACACGTTTAATCACTTAAGGTAAAACTATAAGCACAATATATCAAACATGGCTTATAGGGCGTTTAAATAAGTTATAGATGTATTATAGGAGGTTGGATATATGTATATTAGCGATACATTGAAAGAAGCGTTGAGAGACATGTTACAAGAATCAGACTACTATTTTGTATTGGCTGAGTTACATGAATCATATCTTGATGGCTATGACAAAGGTTGGAAAGATGGTTATGATTATAGAATCAAGGAGGAACATTAATATGAAGATTCAAGTTATAGACTGTAATTATTTATTTGTTGGTAGTATGGTTGAAGAAATAAAGAATAATATTATCACATATCATCAAGGCTTTATGGTTGTAAATGATACCTTGTATTTGCCATTGTATCAAGTATTACAACGTAAATATAATTTACCTAAACAATACGAAACAACAATTATTGACCTAGATGATGTTGAAAGGTTCGATTGTTTGGCTACATACTTTTATAAGGTTAATGCATTAGACATTGATGATGTTATTGACTTATATAATGACTGGTTAGACAATGAATTTGAGAATGTGCTTAATACAGCTGATAAGATAGCAACAGCAAAGTATAACCTTGGTTTTGAAGATTGCGATAACAACGAATCTATCTTAGGCTAGTATACTATATATAGTATGTAGGTAGGTACTATACTACATGATGTTATACAATATCTTGTATGTGACAATCATTACCATATATTGTATAATACCCGCCCCGCTTCATACCCCCTATCTACTAAATGTTGTATATCTCACAGAT